GTGGCCATGTGCGCGGACCTGGTGCTGGGCGCGCTCGAGACGGCCTTGCCAAAACCGCAGTTCGCGTACCTGGCGCCCCAGCGTGACCAGGCCAAGCGCGTTGCCTGGGCATACCTCAAGGACCTCACGCGTCCGATGTGGTCTAAGGCACCGAACGAGTCCGAGCTCAAGCTCTCGATGCACAACGGGCACGGTGGCGAGAGCACGATCTACGTGGCGGGCGCCGACAACTACGACGCCCTGCGCGGCATGTACTTTGACGGCGTGGTGCTCGATGAGGTCGGCGACATCCGCCCGAGCGCCTGGTACACGGTGCTGCGCCCCGCCCTGTCGGACCGCCGCGGCTGGGCGATCTTTGCCGGCACACCCAAGGGCAAGAACCTGTTCTGGAACCTGCGTGAGGAGGCGCGGTTAAACCCAAAGACTCACATGCTGCTGGAGCTGCCGGCCAGCAAGACAGGAATCATTCACCCCGACGAACTGCGCGACGCCAAAGCCCAGATGACGCCCGAGGCGTTCGAGGTCGAGTACGAGTGCAGCTTCGACGCCGCGGTGCCCGGTGCGTACTACGCCCGGCAGATTGGTGAGGCGTATGAGCAGGGCCGCATTGGCTTGTTCCCGGTCGATCGCGAGCTGCCGGTGCACTTGGTGGCGGACTTGGGCTACACCGACTCCTGCAGCTGGTGGGGCTGGCAGGAGCCGGGTGACGGGTATCGGGTGGTCGAGTTCATGGAGGACGACAACCAGGCGATCGGGCACTACATCGACTGGGTGAAGTCCCGCCCCTACAAGGTCGGCCAGGTCTGGCTGCCGCATGACGCCCGGGCCAAGTCGCTGCAGACGGGCAAGTCAATCATCGAGCAGTTCCTGGCCGCCGGCATCACGCCGCGCCTGGTGACTGAGATGAGCCTGCAGGACGGGATTGAGGCCGCCAGGCTGATCCTGCCGCACTGCCGGTTTGATGAGACACCCACCTATGACGGGGTGGACCACCTGCGCGCCTACATGCGCGAGTGGGATGAGCGGACCCAGACCTACCGAAATCGGCCGAAACACGACCAACACTCGCACGCGGCGGACGCGTTCAGGTACTTGGCCCTGGCTGCGCGCCCAGTGGTGGGAAAAAAGCAAGCGGGTTCTAAAATCGCACCAAAGCAGGCCGGGGGGGCGAACTATGCCTTCTCACTTGAAGACATTTGGGACACCGCGCCCACCCAGTCGCAAAGGATCGGATGATGGACTCAGGACGAATCACCAGCGCGAGCGATTTTCAGAACACACCCGCTGGGCTTGCGCAGCGCTGGAGCACTGAGATCGACGCCTCCAAGCAGGAGCTGCAGAAGTTCCATGACGATGCCAAGCGCATCGTGCATCGCTACCTGGACAAGCGCGATGACTTTGGCAAGGACCAGTCCCGCGTGAACCTGTTCTGGTCCACGATGAAGGTGCTGCTGTCGATGCTGTATGCGCGGCCCCCGAAAGCGGATGTGTCGCGCTCGTTCCAGGACTACGAGGATGACCAGGCCCGTGTGGCCGGCACGATGTTGCAGCGGATCCTCAACCGCGGGTTCGATGACGACACCTCGGCCTGGGACGCGGCCGTGCGTAACGGCATCGAGGACTGGTTGGTCGTCGGCATGGGCCAGATCTGGCTGCGCTACGAGGTCAAGACTGAGCAGTACGAAGTGCCGGCCGTGTTTGACGAGCTGGGCCAGGAGCTCTCGCCGGCCACTGAGGCCGAGCGCATTGTCGATGAGGATGCGCCCGTCGATTACGTGTTCTGGGACGACTTCTTCTGGTCACCGGCGCGTATCTGGCCCGAGGTGCGCTGGGTCGCGCGCCGCGTCTACATGACCAAGGACCAGCTGGTCGAGCGGTTCGGTGAAGAGATTGCCCGCATCGTGCCCCTGCAGGGCAACAAAACGTCGGACAAGAACACCAACACCGAGACGCCCAAGCACGACCCGTGGAACAAGGCTGAGGTCTACGAGATCTGGTGCAAGGAGAACAAGAAAGTCTATTGGTACGCCCGCGGTGCTGATGTGATCCTGGACGTGAAGGAAGACCCACTGCGCTTGGACGGGTTCTTTCCGTGTCCCAAGCCCCTGGCGGCCAACGTCACCACATCGAACTTCATGCCCCGTGCTGACTACGTGTTCGCGCAGGACCAGTTCAACGAGCTCGATGAGATCAACACCCGCATCACCTGGCTCACGCGTGCGGCGAAGGTGGCTGGCGTGTACGACAAGGCGGCTGACGGCGTGCAGCGCGTGTTCTCGCAAGCGGTCGAGAACCAGCTGGTGCCCGTGGACAACTGGGCGATGTTCGCTGAGTCCGGCGGCATCAAGGGCAAAGTCGATTTCGTGCCGATCGACATGATCGTCAACTGCATCAACTCCCTGCGCCAGTACCGCCAGGACAAGGTGATGCAGATCTACGAGGTGCTGGGCATCTCTGACGTGATGCGCGGCTCGAGCAAGGCCAGCGAGACGGCCACCGCACAGCAGATCAAGGCGCAGTTCGGCAGCACGCGTGTGCAGCTGATGCAGTTCTACATCGCTGACTGGATCTCGCAAGCCCTGCGCATCAAGGCCGAGATCATCTGCAAGCACTGGCAGCCCGAAACCATCATTCGGCGTTCGAACATCGAGCGCACGCCTGACGCGCCCCTGGCGATGGCTGGCATTCAGCTCCTGAAAGAGGAGGAGATGCGCGAGTACCGCATCACCATCGAGGCTGACTCGATGGCGGCCCTCGACCAGGCGCAAGAGCGCGACGCCGCCGTGCAGTTCATGCAGGGCCTGGGCGCGTTCGTGTCGCAAGTGGCCCCGATGGCGCAGAGCGTGCCGGGCGCCGCACCCGTGCTGCTGTCCATGCTGCAGTGGGCAATCAGCAAGTTCCGCGTCTCGAGCCAGATCGAGTCGGTGCTGGACCAGGCGATCGCCGGCTTGAAGCAGCAGGGCATCCAGCCCCCGCAGCCGTCACCCTTGCAGCAGGCTGAAGTGGCCGAGAAGCAGGCTGGCGCACGCGAGCGCCAGGCCAAGGCGGCCGACACCGAGATGGATGCGCGCATGAAGGCGGTGCACATGGGGATGATGCAGCCCCAGCCGCAGCTGCCGCCAGCCGCCCCCCAGATGCCGCCCGTGGGTGGTGGCATGCCCCCGCTGCAGTGAGGTGAACCATGACCAAGGCTGAAGAATTTGTGAGCATGGCCCTGCTGGGCCGCGACCTGGCGCACCTGGCGCACTGGAAAACCAAGAGCTATGCCGAGCACAAGGCACTGAACGAGTTCTATGACGGCGTGCTCGAGCTGATCGACACGTTTGTCGAGCAGTACCAGGGCTACTACGGCAAGCGCATGGCCATCGAGCTCAAGGCCAAGCAGTCTGACGACATTCGCGAGGTGCTCGAGCAGCAGTGCGAGTGGATCGAGATGTATCGCTACCAGGTGTGCGAGCGTGAGGACAGCGCGATGCAGAACACCATTGACGAGATCCTGCGCATGTACCAGACCACCGCGTACTTGCTCACCTTGGAGTGACACATGGAAGAAACCTACGTCAGCGCCACCCCAGTCAAGCGGCCCTGGGCAATGGCTTTGGCCGAAGCCCTGCGCAGCGCTCGCGAGTTCGGCAACAACGTGGCTGTGCCTGAAGGTGTGCCGCTCCTAGGCGGCGCGCAATTGGGCGACATCTTCCTGGGCCAGGCACCGGAAGGCGCGGAGCGGTTCGCGTATGGCGAGCGCATGACCAGCGGCCGCGGCCAAACCCTCAAGATTCGGCCTGAGACGTTTGACCTGGCGATGCTGGCGCCGATTCCCAGTGGCCAGACCATCGGCATGGCTGCGCGTGGTGGCTCGCGAGCGACTGAAGCGACAGTCGGCGCGCTGCGCAAGGGCGTGAAGAACCTGGACCGCGCCAAAGTTCAGCGCGTGATCCCGGAAGGCGAGGAAGACATCGTCCGATCGTTCAAGGCGGACCCGCGACTGAAGGGCGATGGCACAGTGCCGCGGCAAGAAGTCGAGACGGCTGTGGCCAACCGGGCCCGGTATCGGCAGGAGCCGCAAACGCTGCCAAAAAAGCCGACCGAGATGACGGACCAGGACTGGGCTGAGTTTGGCGCGCGTCACGGTGCTGACTTCAGCCAGTCGCCGATGCAGTCGTTGGGCATTTCGGACCTGACGACACGCAAAGAAATCATGGTTCCTGGCGGGCTCGAGGGAAAGTTCACGATTCCCGACCTGTTCCGCATCAAGGCAAACAACTTCGACCCCAACGCGCTGCCGCAGGACGTGCACAACGCGCTGATGCAGAAATTCCTGCGCACGTATGAGCGCCCCGGCGCGCGTGACCCGGTCGATGTCTTCAATGACCTGAATTTCGCGCTGCTGTCACCCAATGCCCCGCTGACGCCCAACGAATTCCTGGCGCAGCGCTTTCGCGTGCGCACGCCCGAGGAGCTTGACCAGCTCGCGGCCCGTGTTGGCACGCCGAACCTGGGCCCCGTGATGGATGCCGAGTCCGGTGTCGGTGCTGCCTCACGCGGTGGCCTCGGCGTGAAGGGCACGGCCGCGATCGAGAACCAGGCCATGCTGGCCAAGCTGCTGCGCGACAAGCCGGAGATGTTTGCGCCGCATGAGGGCGAGACCTTGCGCGAGGTTGGCTGGCGCGTGATGAACCAGGTGCCAGGCTTGTCGGTGAAAACGGCCTCACTGGGCGTGCCGTGGACTGATCTGGCGCGCGCCAACACCAGCGCGGTGGACCTGCACATGATCCGGCACGGCTACCCGCGCCTGATGCAGGAAGACCCCGAATTCGCAGCCCGCGTGCGCAGCCTGGTGGACAGCAAAGCACGCAAGGCGCCGATGAGTGAGGAGGAGGCCGCCATCAGCGTGATCTCTTCACACCCCGAGTGGAAATATCGACTCAAGGGTGGCGAGCTCAACCCCAACGTGCCGCCTGAGCTTGCGCCCGAGAAGCTCGCGTTTGAGCCGGACAAGTTCACGGTCGCGTCGCCGTACTACCGGCGAATCATGGACTACGTGGACCAGTCGCGTGGCGCGAATCCCGCCATTGAGCTGTTCCCTGAGCAGTGGCGCTTGTGGGACCGCTACCGCGGCCGCATTGAGCCGCATGAGATGGCCCACCCTGACTGGCGCAAGTTGCCGCGGCAGTCGTTCAACGAGCTGCAGGACGCACTGAGCGCGCACAAGGAGCTGGGCTACACGGGCACGGCGCCGATCAAGGACGGTGGCGACTGGCGCCGGCTGTATTACGGGTTCACCTCTGACAAGGCGCCGGACATGGGCCGGGTCCTCGAGAGGGAAATCAAGGGTGCAGCGATTTCCGCGCTGCGTAAGAAGAGCGAACGTGATGAGGAAGACAAATGACGCGTAGGCGCTACGTGCAGGACCGCCAGACCGGTGAGCTGATCGAGATCACCGCCGACTACCAGCCCGAGCTGCGCACCGATTCCGGCGCGCTGTGGGGCGATCGCAGCTATGACGGGCTCAAGGCGCCCGACGGCACTGACATCAGCTCGCGGACCAAGCACCGCGACTACATGAAGGCGACCGGCCTGACGACGGCCGACGACTTCAAAGAGACTTGGGCGAAAGCTCAGGTGTCCCGCGAACGCTACATGCAGCAGGGCGGGTCATTTAGCCGAAGCGACGTAGAGCGCGCAATTCATCAACTCCAAAACAGGCGATAACCCATGAGTGAACCCACGACCTCCCTGCGCGACGCGATCGCTTCTGCGATCGAAGAGCCCGAGCAAGCCACCACGCCGGCGCCAGAGGCGGCGCCTGCGCCAGTCCAAGCGCCTCTCGATCTCGAGCCCCAGGCGGCCGCAGAGCCCGCCGCAGAGGCCAGCGCAGAGGCTGAGCCCGCGGCGGATCTGAACGAGATTTCCGAGGCCGAGCAGCCTGACAACGAGCAGGCACAGCAACAAGCCCGCGACGACCAAGGAAAATTTAAGAAGACCGACGGCATGGTGCCGGGCCCGAAACCGGGCCCGAAACCGCAGGGCGAGCGGCCGCCCGCGTCGTGGAAGCCCGAGATCCGCGAGCACTGGGGCTCACTGCCTGAGCCTGTGCGCGCCGAGATCGCCCGGCGCGAGGTCGAGGTCCAGCGCACACTGCAAGAGACAGCCGAGGCGCGCAAGACGGCTGAGTCTATTGACCGCGTTATCTCGCCCTACATGTCGTTTATTAAGGCCGAAGGTTCTAATCCTCTGCAGGCCATCGACAACATGATGAGCACGGCGGCCAAACTGCGCACAGGCACTGCGCCCGAGCTGGCCACCATGATGGCCCAGCTGATCAACCAGTTCGGCACCGGCCGTTTCGGCAACGCGTTCATCGAGCAGCTCGATGGCGCCCTGGCCGGCCAGGCGCCACGTGTGGACCCACAGCAGGCCGCCATCGAGCAGGTCCTGAACCAGCGCCTGGCGCCGGTGCAGCAGATGCTGACCCAGTTCCAGCAGGCCCAGGTGTACCAGCAGCAGCAGGTCGCCGAGCGCGCTCAGAACGAGGTGGCGCAGTTCATCTCCCAAGCCGAGTTCGGCGACGACGTGCGCGAGGACATGGCGGACCTGCTCGAGGCAGCCCAGCGCAAGGGTCAGTCCCTGACCCTGCAGCAGGCGTACGAGAAGGCCTGCTACCTCAACGACAGCGTGCGCAAGGTGATGCAACAGCGCCAGGCGGCCCAGGGCGCCAGCGTCACCACCCAGGCAGCCCAGCGCGCCAAGGCGGCCGCGGTGAGCGTTTCCGGCGGTGCACCGCTGGGCGCGCTCAAGCAGGAGCCCACCGACGTGCGTGCCGCGATCGAGGCAGCCATATCGATGTCTTCACGCTGATGCCATAATCACACCACGTTGAGAGAAATCTCAACTGGTGTGCCCAAGCACCCCAGCCACCGCAAGCTCCTAGGAGACGCCACGGCGTCCCACCTACGACACAGCCGGACTGTGACAGGTTCGCGTAGGCGCATCTGAAAAAAGGTGAGCGCAAGCTCGTTTTCAATCAGATGAGGAGTTTTCATCATGGCTTTCCCAAACGTTAGCGACATCGTCGCAACGACGATCCAAAACCGTTCGCGTCAGATCGCGGACAACGTCACCAAAAACAACGCCCTCTTGACCCGCCTGAACCAGCGCGGCAACGTCAAGACCATCTCTGGCGGTAACGTCATCCTGGAAGAACTGTCTTTCGCTGAGAACGCGAACGCCGGCTTCTATTCGGGCTACGACCTGCTGCCCGTCGCTGCTCAGGACGTGATCAGCGCCGCCGAGTTCCAGATCAAGCAGTTCGCTGTCCCGGTCGTTATGAGCGGCCTGGAGATGCTGCAGAACTCGGGCAAGGAAGCGTTCATCGACCTGCTCGAGGCCCGCCTGAACGTCGCTGAGTCCACGATGGCCAACAAGCTGGCCCAGTCGCTGTACTCCGACGGCACCGGCTCCGGCGGTAAGGAAGTCACCGGCCTGAACGCCGCTGTGCCCTCCGATCCCACCACCGGCACCTACGGCGCGATCGACCGTGCGACCTGGACCTTCTGGCGCTCCAAGCTGTACGACTTCAGCACCGAGACTGGCGGCAACGCTTCTGCCTCGAACATTCAAGCCGGCATGAACAAGCTGTGGGCCTCCCTGACCCGCGGCACCGATCGCGCCGACCTGATCGTGCTGGACAACAACTACTGGACCTTCTACATGTCCAGCCTGCAGGCTCAGCAGCGCTTCACCTCGCCCGAAACCGGCAACCTCGGCTTCCCCAGCCTGAAGTTCATGGACGCGGACGTGGTGCTCGACGGCGGTATTGGCGGCTACTGCCCGGCCAACACCGGCTTCATGCTGAACACCAAGTACATCAAGTGGCGCCCGCATGCGCAGCGCAACATGGTGCCGCTGTCGCCCAACCGTCGCTATGCCATCAACCAGGACGCTGAAGTTCAGATCCTGGCCTGGGCCGGCAACCTCTGTTCGAACGGCGCCCAGTTCCAGGGCCGTCTGCAGAACTAATCGCGTTATTTGGTAGGCCTGTCGTGGGTCACCCTTTCCCGAGGGATGGGGTGACCCACACCCCTCGGGTTTTTTAGGAGAACGAAATGGCAGCAACTTATGGCGCGGCAGTGTCCGCAGCAGCCCCGGCAGTCGTTGACACCAACGTCAGCCAAGACACCGGTGCAGTGTGTGAAGGCATCGGCCTCACCGGCGCCGATGGCGCATCGATCGGCGGTTCCCGCATCGGCGGCGCCCCCGGCACCGATCTGAAGATCGAAACCAACGTCTAAGAAAGAAAAAAATGCAACCCACGACCCCCACCACGTTTGAGGAAATGTCCGACCTGCCGGGCGCTGACGAGAGTCGGTACGCGGCAGACAACAAGCTGTATGTCGAGTTCTCTCGCAAGCCGCGCCTGCACCCGGCCAAAAGCCGCGAAGCAGGCCGCGCCATTTACGAGGAAGCCGACTACGTGCGCATCCACGTGCCCGGCGACAAGTCGTCGGTCGTTGAGCGTCCTGTCACCGAAATGGACGTGCAGCGTTTTGCTGACCGTTACAAGAAGTGGCAGGCCGGCCAGGCTGAGGCCGTTATCGGCACCCCGCTGACGGCACTGCCTGGCATGACGCCCGCGAAGGTCGAGGAGTACAAGTACTTCAAGATCGTCACGGTCGAGCAGCTCGCGGGAGCGAACGACAACTTGGGACAGAAGTTCATGTCCTTCCAACAGGACAAGGCACGCGCCAAGGCGTTCATGGAGGTCGCGGCGAACAACGCCCCGATCGAGAAGATGAACGAGGAGCTGAGCAAGCGCGACGCCGAGATCGAGAACCTCAAGACGATGGTGGAAGCGCTGCAAGCCTCTCAGGTGAGCAAGCGCAAGGTTGCAGCAACGGCTGAAGCTGAGTAATTGGGAGGCGGGGAATGCCGAGCTATCAAATCATCGACGACACGACTCTCTCCGCGATCGTGCAGAACGTCGCGTCGATGGTGGCGTTCCCCGTCCCTAATGACCCGGCCGGCGACAGCGATCCGACGGTGCAGCAGTTTGTCCAGGCGGCCAACATCGCCGCGGTGGACCTGCTGGCCATGTATGACTGGCAGGAGCTGGTCAAGCCGTACGAGATCAGCATCTTTTCTGACGAGAACAACCAGCGCGAGAAATCGTTCGCGCTGCCGGTCGATTTCTACGACTGGATCGATCAAACCAACTGGAACGCGACCAACCAGTTTCCCTCGCTGGGCCCGGTGTCGCCCCAGACCTGGCAGCAGCTGCTGATTCGCATCACGCTGCCGACCCTGTCGTTCTACTGGCAAGTGCGCGGCAACAGGCTCTATGTCCTGGCGCCGCCCAACTCGCCGCAGACGATGAAGTTCTTCTACCTGTCCAACGCGTACGTGCAGGACCAGGACGACGCGGACCTGTACAAGAACCGCGCCACGAAGAACGGCGACAAGTTCCTGCTTGATGCCAACCTGATGACGCTGTTCACTCGCGTCAAGTGGCTCGAGATGAAGGGCCTGGACTCCAGCGCCGCGATGCGCGACTTCCAGACCGCGTTCGAAAACCGCAAGGCAAGCGAGCGCGGGGCGCCGGTGCTGTCGATGGCTCGCGACTTCCGCTTCCCGTACATCCAGCCCCTGGTCAACACGCCCGACACCGGGTACGCCGGAGGCATCTAAATGCCGCTCGTACCCCTCCGGCCAGCGCGAGTTCCCCGGTTGGCGGCCGCTGCACAGGTGTCGCAGACGACCGTCATTCCGGCGCCCACGGGCGGCCTGAACTACCGCGACCCAATCTCGGCGATGTCGCCGCAGGACGCGCTGGTGCTGACCAACATGATCCCGCGCCAGCAGGGCGTGGAGATGCGCAAGGGCTGGCAGCAGCTCACCACCGCGGCCGCGTCGGGCATCGAGTCGGTGTTCGGCTACAAGGCCCCCAACTCGGCCAACGACAAGCGATTCACGGCCCGCGGCGGCAAGATCTTTGACGTGACCAGCGGCACGCCGGTGGAGGTTGTGGCATCGACTGGCAGCACTGAGGACGCCTGGTGGACAACCCAGTTCTCCACGCCCGCGGACACGTTCCTGCTGGCCGTCTCGCCTGGCGCCGGCTACTGGACCTACAGCACCAGCAGCGGCTGGGTCAATCGCACCGCGGCCGTGACGGGATTGCCCGTCAACGTGCGCACGGTGGCGGTGTGGAAGCAGCGCGTGTGGTTCACGGCGGTGGACGACTCCCGCGTGTACTACCTGGACACGGTTAACGCCATCTCGGGATCGTGCACGTCGTTCCCGATGGGCTCGATCCTGCGCAGTGGCGGGTATGTCTCGGCACTGTTCAACTGGACCATCGACGCCGGGTTCAGCGTGGACGATTACCTGGTGGCCGTGGGCACCGAGGGCGACGTGGGTGTGTGGGAGGGCACTGATCCGACCAGCGCCAGCTCGTTCGGCTTGAAGGGCGCCTGGTACGTGGGCCCGGTGCCCAAGTATGGCCAGTACTTCACGCCCTACGGCGGCGACGTGTTCATCGTCTCGGAGCTCGGCCTGGTGCCGATGTCCAAGCTGATCACCGGGCAGTACTCCCAGGACAACCAGGCGGCCGGCCCCGCGTCCAAGATCCAGCCGGTGTTCGCGCCCTTGGTGCGCAAGCTGCGCAACGGCAAGTACTTCAACGTGTTCGTGGCGCCTGATTCCGGCGTGCTGGTGATCAAGCTGCCCAACGACGGGGGCACGTATCGCCAGTTCGCGATGAACGTCACCACCGGCGCCTGGTGCGACTTCACCGGCATCCCAATGCGCTGCGCGGCCGTGATCGGCGGCGACGTGTATTTCGGCACGGAGGACGGGTTCTTCTGCAAGGGCCTGTTCGGTGACCTGGATGGCGTGGACAAGCTGGGCGCCGGCGGCAACTCGATTGAGGGCGACGTGATGACCGCGTTCCAGCACTACGGGACGCCGGCCAACAACAAGAAGTTCAGCATGGCGCGGCCGATCTTCATCGCGCCCGACGCGCCCAGCATCAAGGTCATCATCAACACGCAGTTCCAGTTCGATGCGGTGCCCGGCTCGCCGGCGTTTTTCGAGTCGGACGTGGCCATCTGGAACACCAGCCGCTGGAACCAGGCCACCTGGGCCGGCAACAACACGTACCAGGGCTGGGTCGGCCTGGCGGGCCTGGGCTACTACGGGGCCCTGCGCATGAAGGTGCGCGGCCTGCCGGCGACCACCTTCACGTCGTCGCACATGATGATGGAAACGGGCGGGGTGATGTGATGCAGCTGGTCACTGACAAACCCGGCCAGCCCCCCATCGTGTGGGAATGGATGCATCGCAAGGCCAAGCTGCCCTGGAGCAGCGACCTGCGGTGCATGGCCGCCATGCGTGATGACGGGACCATCGCCAGCGCGGTGGCCTACAACGCGTGGACCGAAAATGCGTGCTGGATGCATGTCGCGTTTGATGGTGCGCACGGTTTAACCCGGGCGCTTTGGCGTGCGGCTTTCGAGTACCCGTTCATCCACTGTGGCAAGGATGCGGTGTACGGCCTCACGCCAAAGCACCTGCCTGACGCGGTCGCGATGAATCGCAAGCTGGGCTTTCGGCAGATCGCCGAAACGGTCGATTGCATCATGTTTGAAATGAAGGCCGACGAGTGTCGGTGGATTAAGGAGAACGCTCATGGGCGGAAAATCGTCACCGCCGCCGCCGCCTGATTACACGGGCGCGGCGCAGGCGCAAGCGGGGGCCTCGAAAGAGATCACCAACATGCAGACGTGGGCCAACCGGCCCACGCAAAACACGCCCTGGGGCAGCACGACCTGGAACGCCAACGCGACGGTGGACCCGGCCTCGGGTCAAACGGTAACGGCCTGGACGCAGAACACGTCGCTCGCGCCGCAGCTGCAGGGCGCGCTCAATGACCAGCTCGAGCTGCAGGCTGGTCGCAGTGACCTGGCCAACAGCTTCATGGGCCGCGTCGCCAACGAGTACTCGCAGCCGTTCAGCTACGGCAACTTGCCGTCTATGGCTCAGGCTCAAGGGCCGGGCCAACTGCAAACGGACGCCCGCAACTACTCGCAGGACTTGGCGGCTGGGTTTAACTTTGGCGCGCCGCTGCCTCAGGTGGACTCGAGCTTCCGCGACAACGTGGCCAACCAGCTGATGACTCGCATGCAGCCGGTGCACGACTATCAGCAGCGCCAGCTCGAGACCAAGCTGGCCAATCAAGGCTTCACGCAAGGCAGTGAGGCCTACAACCGTGCGCTCACTGAGCTTAACCAGCGGCAGGCTGGCGAGCGTTTCAACGCTCTGGACAACGCCGGCAGCGAAGCACAGCGTCTGTACAACATGCAGATGGGGACCGCGCAGCAGGGCTACAACCAAAACCTGCAGGCTGCGCAGTTCCGCAACCAGGCTCTGGGCCAAGCATCTGCGCTGGACCTGGCCAACATGCAGGCTGGCAACCAGGCAATGTCTCAGCAGTATGGCCTGAACCAGCAGTTCGCTGATGCGCAGAACCGTCTGCGTCAGCAGGCGATCGCCGAGCAGATGCAGCGTCGCGGCATGTCGCTCAACGAGATGAACGCACTGCTGTCGGGCCAGCAAGTGGCCATGCCGACCATGCCGAGTTTTTCGGCCGCCAGCAAAGCCGAGACGCCCAACCTGCTGGGCGCGATGCAGATGGGCTACGACGCGCAGCTGGGTGCCTACAACGCTGACCAGGCCGCGTTCGGCAACTTGCTTGGCGCCGGTGCTCAGCTGGGCGGCGCTGTGCTGAGCAACCCCGCGTTTGCTTTCTCGGACGCGCGCCTGAAGCGCAACGTCCGCCGCGTCGGCACGCACTCGATTGGCGTGGGCATTTACGACTACACAATGATGGGAGTTGCGCAACGCGGTGTGATTGCGCAAGAGGTTGCCAAGGTTCGCCCTGACCTGGTCAAGCGCCACGCGAACGGCTACCTGATGGTCAATTACGGAGGCCTGTGATGAACGACAACCTGATGTTTGATTACCTGCTGGAGATGGGCGCCATGCGGCCTGAGCAGGAAGAGATGAAGCGCCGCCAGGCGATGGTCGAGGCCCTGCGCGGCAGCGCCATGAAACCGCTTGAGGGCCAGATGGTCGGCAAGCACTACGTGGCTCCTGGCATCGCCAACGCGATCGCTCAGATGGGCAGCGCGTACATGGCCGGCCAGCAGCAGAAGGGCTTGGATGCTCGCTATCAGGAAATGAACGCAGAGCAGCGTCGTCGCCTTGCAGACCTGCGACGCAGGCAAGGCCTGGGCGGGAGCACCGTTGACACGGGCACGCCCTACAACCCGTACAGCCAGTTCGCATACCCCAGCGAGACTTAAATCATGGATTATTACGGCCTGTACAGCAACGAAGGCGTGCTGCCTGAAGAGGGCACGCCCGAGGGGACCGTCCTCAAGCAGGCGGTCAAGAAGTCCCGCGGCGGCACGCTGACCAACACCGTTCAACCCGGCGCGGCCTCGACGTTGCCGCAGACGATCGCCGGCTACCGCCAGCGTGAGGCTGCGCTGTACAAGCAGGGGTCCGACCTCTACAACGCCGAGCCCGACATGACCGAGCTGCAGGCTTATGCCCGCACCCGCGGCCAAGAGGGCGAAGGCGCCATGCTCAACGCCCTGGCGGCCCAGTTCGCTGGCGAGAGCTTCCAGCCTGTGCAGGCTCAGTACCTCAAGCGTGCCGCAGCTGCGCAAGATCCGATGAAGGTCGGTGGCGGCATGCTGACGGCTGACGGCAAGTTCATCAAGGACCCGTTCGCGGCCCAGGACAAGAAGGCCGAGTTTCTGCTGCGCCAGGCGCAGGCCTACGGCCAGATGGCGAACCAGGCCGAGACGCGGGCGGACCAGCAGGCCTACCGCGAGCGGCAGGATGCGTTTATGAACGAGCTGCGCGCCTACATGGCGCAGACGGGTCGCATTCAAGCCGATGCGGCGCGTACCCGTGCCGATGCGGCGGCCGGCGGCGGCGAGCTGGGTGGCGGCACGGCCACGCAGGTCGGCTCCGGCCCGAACCGCGAGCCGATCTTCAAGATGCGGGACGGCCGCCTGTTCACTTATGACCAGCAGGGTGCGGCTACGGTGTACACCGGTCCGGTGCTGCCCAAGGCTGACAGCTCTGGTCCTGATCAGGATGAGCGCAAGGCCGCCGGTTACATGCAGCGCATTGACCAAGGACTGCGCTTGCTCAACATCATCACGCAGGAGACGCCCAGCGCGGCTAAACCTGGCGCCACGTCCACAGCCATGTCGCGTATTCCGGTAGTCGGCAACATGGCGTCCAACATGATCACGCCGGAGGCGCGCCAGCGCGTTGAAGCGGCACAGCTGGACATGCTGGATGCGGCGCTGACGCTGGCCACCGGCGCGGCATACACCAAAGAGCAGCTCGAGGGGCTGTCCAAGTCCTACTTCACCCAGATCGGCGACGACCCGAAGACGATCGCGGACAAGAGGCAGCGCCTGGCTCAGATCATCGAGACGGCGCGCATCCGCGCTGGCCGCGCCCTGCCGGGTGCTGGCGGCGGCGCCGCGCCGGGCGGAGGCTTTAACCCGCAGGACCCGCTGGGGGTGCGCTCTAAGGGGCAGTAATGGAAAAGATCAAGCTCTCCGCCATCCGCCAGCAGTTTCCGATGTATGGGGACATGAGCGACGACCAGCTGCTCATCGCGCTGCGCAAGAAGTTCTATTCCGACATTCCGCCGGGGCAGTTCTACAGCCGCATCGATTACGACACGCAGCGCATTGACCCGACTGAGGGCATGTCCGGCCTGGACAAGTTCCGCGCCGGCATGGGCAAGTCGTTCGCCGACCTGGGCCGCACTGCCATGCGTCTGGGCAACATGGTCGGCATTGGCAACTATGACCAAGCGGCCGCCAAGGCGGACGCAGAACTCGACAAGCCGCTGATGGACACCGGGGCTGGCCAGGCCGGCAAAGTGGTTGGCGACCTCGCGCTCACGGCCGTGCCTGGCTATCGCGCTCAACAATCCCTTACTCGCGGCGTCACGGCCGGGGCCACGATGCTGCCCCGGGCTGCTGCCGCGGCGACCCGCGGCGCGGCCCCGTACATCGGCGCAGCCGGTGCTGGCGCGGTGGCCGGCGCGGCCCTGTCGCCTGAGGACATGTCTGGCGGGGCCGGGATGGGCGCTCTGGCGGGCGTTGGTGGTGAGGTTGGGGGCAGGGTACTGTCGGCCGGCTACGGCGGCGCCAAGGCGATCCTGGAGCCCCTGTACGAAGGCGGACGCGAACGCATCCTCAAGCGCACCCTTGAGCGGTTCGCGACTGACCCGGCAGCGGTGCGCCGCACTGTCGAGGCGGCCAGTGACGTGACGGTCCCGGGGCGCTTCCCGACTTTGCGGCCTCAGACCCTGGCCGAGGCCACGATGGACCCGGGCATTGCCCAGCTGCAGCGCGGCGCGGCCGCCGCGTCCAGCGACGTGGCCAGCGCACTGGCCGAGGCCCGCGGCCGCCAAGTTGCCGGCTATCGCAGCGTGCTGGACGAGCTGGCGGGCGATGAGGGCAAGCGGGCGTTCTTCACTGAGATGCGCGATAGCACGGCCGACTCGCTGTACACCCAAGCGCGCGCCGGCGGCTTGAACATGACCCCCGAGCTGCAGAGCACGGTGACGCAGCTGATGCAGCGTCCCTCCATTCAGTCGGCCATCGCTCAGGCCAAAGTCTTGGCCAAGGAAAAGGGCCAGGACATTGCGGACCCGGCCGGCAGTGCTGCGGGCCTGATGTACGTGGACCGGGCCCTGGGCGACCAGATCGGCGACGCTGTGCGCGCCGGTAGGGGCGAGCTCGCGGATGCCCTGAAGGAAACGCAAAACGAGCTGCGGGCTTTCCTGGATGTGGCGTCGCCTGCCTACGGCGAGGCGCGCCGGCAGTTCCAGGCCATGTCCCGGCCTGTAAACCAAATGGCTATTGGCCAGGAGCTGGCCGAGAAGGCTCTACCGCCGCTGGATGCGTTGAGCAATGGTGCCCTGGCCCGCGTCAATGCCAACAGCTACGCCAACGCCCTGCGCAACGCCGACGCCACGGCCGCTCGGGCCACGGGCCTGCGCAGCGCCAAGATGGCCAACGTCCTGGACCCGGACCAGCTGCGTGCGGTGCAAAACGTCGGGGAAGACATGGCCCGCTACGCCGCGGCGCAGGAGCTGGCCAAGGTGCCAGGCTCGCCTACCGCTCAGTACCTGGGCGCGCAGAACGTGCTGCGGCAGTTCATGGGCCCGCTGGGGCTGCCGGAGACGGCTGCTGACTCGATGGCTGGCCGCGTGGCTGCCGGCCTCATGGGGACGCCTTTCCGCTGGACCCAAAGCAAGACCGAGCAGCTGCTCGCGCAGGCGCTAACTGACCCCGCTGTTGCTGCGAAAATCATGGCAGCAAAAGATCCGAAAACGATCGCCCAGATCCTGCAGCCGTACATGGCGCAGGTCGCGATCCAAGCAGACACCGAGTAGGAGAGAACATGCCACGCAACGCATCAGGGATTTACACGCTGCCGGCGGGCAACCCGGTCACGCCGGGCGACGTTGTTGACGCGGCATGGGCCAACTCAACGCTGAGCGACATCGCCACCGAGCTCACGAACTCGCTCTCGCGCACCGGCGCCGGCGGCATGATTGCCCCGTTCCGCGTTGCTGACGGCACCGTCACCACGCCTGGTGTCGCGTTCCTCAACGAGACCAACACTGGCCTGTATCGCGCATCGGCTGGCACCACAGCAGTGTCGATCCTGGGCGTCAACACGGCCACGTTCTCGACGGTCGGCCTGACGATCCCCTCGACCAAGGCCCTGACCGCTCAAGGCAACGCGAGCGTGGGCGGCACCTTTGGTGTCACTGGCGCCACGACCCTGAGCTCTACGCTTGCGGTCACTGGAGCGATTACCGCAACGGGTGGTGTTGTTGGCAACGTCACCGGCAACGTGACGGCCGCGGCCGGCTCCTCGAGCTTCAACGATGTCGTCATCACTGGCTCGTTGGACATGACCGCCGGCAGCTCGGCGACCATCACTGGCTTATCCACGCCCACCAACGCGTCCGACGCAGCCAACAAGGGCTATGTGGACACGCAGGACGCGCTGCGCCTGGCGCTCACTGGCGGCACCATGAGCGGCAGCATCGCGATGGGCAGCAACAGCATCACTGGCCTGGCGGCACCGTCAGCCAGCGGAGACGCGACCAACAAGTCCTATGTGGACACCCAGGTCGCCACCCGCCTGGCCCTGGCTGGCGGCACCATGTCCGGTGCCATTGCGATGGGCTCGAGCAAGATCACGGGCCTGGGCACTCCCACCGCTGATGGCGACGCGGCCACCAAGGCCTATGTGGACAGCGTGGCCCAGGGCCTGGACGTGAAGGGCTCCTGCCGCGCCGCGACCACCGCCAACATCACGCTGTCGGGCACGCAGACTGTGGACGGTGTGGCGCTGATCGCTGGCGATCGCGTCCTGGTCAAGGACCAGTCCACCGCAGCCAACAACGGCATCTATGTCGTGGCGTCTGGTTCCTGGTCACGCTCTGCTGATGCTGACACCTGGGCGGAGCTGGTGGGCGCGTTCACCTTCGTGGAAGAAGGCACCACCAACGACAACAGCGGCTGGGTGTGCACCTCGCCGGCCGGCGGCACGCTGGGCAGCACTGCTGTCACCTTCGAGCAGTTCTCGGGCGCGGGTCAGATCACGGCCGGCGCGGGCATGGTCAAGGTCGGCAACACGCTCAACGTGCAGTCGGCCTCGAGCTCGCGCATTGTCGTGGGCGCTGACGAGATTGACCTGGCCAACACCGGCGTGTCGGCCGGCACGTACAAGTCGGTCACGGTCGATGTGTACGGCCGCGTGACTGGTGGAACCAACCCGACGACCCTGTCCGGCTACGGCATCACTGATGCCTACACGACGACGCAAACCGACACGTTGCTTGCGGCCAAGCTCTCGCTGACTGGCGGCACGATGTCGGGCAACGTGGCGATGGGCGGCTTCAAGGTCACTGGCCTGGGTGCTCCCAGCAACTCGGATGACGCGGCCACCAAGACCTATGTGGACACGGCTGACGCGCTCAAGCTGAACCTGACTGGCGGCACGATGTCCGGCGCGATCGCGATGGGCACGAACAAGATCACCGGCATGGGTGATCCGACCAACCCGCAGGACGCCGCGACCAAGAACTACATCGACACGATTTTCGGCTCGACCGCATCGGCGGCCGCGTCGGCATCGGCGGCAGCAACTTCAGCTTCCAACGCTGCTTCCAGCGCGTCGGCGGCCTCATCGTCGGCCTCGGCGGCCTCCGGCAGCGCGTCGTCGGCATCGTCCAGCGCCATCTCGGCATCGTCCTCAGCCGCGTCGGCCGCCACGTCTCTCGATCAGTTCGAGGACCAGTACCTGGGCGCCAAGGCCAGCAACCCGACGGTGGATAACGACGGCAACCCGTTGATCACTGGCGCGCTGTACTTCAACACGACCGCCAACGAGATGCGGGTCTACACCGGCTCGAGCTGGATCGCGACTGGCTCAGCTGTGAACGGCACCAGCAAGCGCCAGACGTTTACCGCCACGGCCTCTCAGACCACGTTCACCATCACTGGTGGCTATGACGCGGGCTACGCGGACGTGTACCTCAACGGCTCCAAGCTGGTGAACGGCACCGACGTGAACGTGACCAGCGGCACTTCTGTCGTCCTGGCCACGGGCGCGGCAGCTGGTGACATTGTCGATGTCGTCGCCTACGGCGCGTTCTCGTTGGCCAACATGGTGGCCAAGACCGGCGACACGATGACTGGCGCCCTGAACCTGCCCAGCAACGGCCTGACGGTCGGCAGCACTCAGCTGGCTGTGTCGGGCGGCAACGTCAGTGCGTCTGGAACTGTTACCGCCGCCGCGTTTAGCGGTTCTGGCGCATCACTGACGAGCCTGAATGCTTCCAACATTTCCAGCGGCACTGTTGCCACTGCGCGACTTGCTACGGGCACGGCAAGTTCGAGCACATACCTGCGTGGTGACCAGACTTGGGCGACGGTGTCGGGCTTCTCCGGCCCTCGCGCTAACGTCTATACCAGCAACAGTACGTTCACCATCCCCAGCGGGATTACTGCGGTCAAGGTCACTGTAATTGGCGGCGGTGGGGGCGGCGCGGGCACCAACTTGAAATTTAGTGGCGGTGGTGGCGGGACTTCCATCAAATGGTTAACTGGTTTAACGCCCGGCAACACACTTAGCGTAACTGTTGGTGGCGGCGGTAGCGGGGGAGGAACTTCTAGTACTGGAGGTACTGGCGGGGCGTCTTCAGTTTCTTCTGGCACACAAACGATTAGCACTATTACCGGCAACGGCGGCACAGGCACATCTGGTGGAACCGCTTCTGGGGGTGATTTAAATATTCGTGGCGGGTATGGAGGTCGTCGCGGCGAAGTTCCGGGCGGAGGGTCGTTGTATGGATATGGCACGCTTACCTTGAGCGCTGGAACAGGGACGACTGGACAAGGCTATGGTAGCGGTGGCGGCGGAGGAAACGATGACGGTTGTGCGGGAGCCGCTAACGGAGGTACGGGCGGCGCTGGTGTAGTTGTGTTTGAGTATTGAGGTTAAACCATGAGCACGCAAAATTACTGCATGGTCGATACGGAGACCAACGTCTGCGACAACATCTGCGTTTGGGATGGAAACACGGATACGTGGACGCCCCCGCCCGGGCAGCTTATGTTGGTCCAGGCAACGACTCCCGCCAAGCTGTGGGACTGGAACAATGAAATCCAGCAATGGGTTCTTCAGGAACAAGTTGGCGGCGGTGGAGTCGGCTTTACTTGGGACGGCGTGGCGTTGACCACCAACGAACCGATGCCGCCCCCGCCTGTTCAGCCCTCTGTAGATGGAGCGCAGACGCTGTGAACTCCGTAGCCCCTCGGTTCTCCGTGATTCAAGACGGCACGACGTTGAACGTCTACCACGCCGACAAGGGGCAGGGCCTGCCGCGCCATGAGCATCGTTACGCGCACCTGACCATGTGCCACGCAGGCAGCTGCATCGTGCGCAAGGAAGGCCGCGAGCTGGTGATGACTAAGGACACGCAGCCGGTCAATCTGGTCGGGTCTGAATGGCATGAGATCGAAGCACTTGAGGATGGGACAGTATTCGTGAACGTCTTCGCTGAAGGCAAGTATTGATGCTGAAATAGTTAAGCAGTAAAGGAAGTACCAGCATGACCACCGCACGCGAACTTGGAGACCTGGGCGGCGTAGTAACAGTAACCAGCGGAGACGTTAGCCTGACCGGCAGCCTGGGCCTGGGCACAGCGACGCCGCAATTCAAATTGGATGTCCAGGGCGCGTCTGGCGTTGGCATGCGCATTCTCGAGACTTCGACCGGCAACGCGAACCGCCTGCATATCACGCAGGAGGCCGGCGTCTCGACCTACAACAGCACGTACTCGAGCGGATCAACCAACGGGCATGCGTTTCAGGTTGGAAACTCCGAAGCCATGCGGATCACGGGCTCGTACAACGTGGGAATCGGAACGAGTACGCCTGGCGCGTCAGGCCTCACTGTGTATCGGTCGGGCGGCGCGGCGATCAGCCTTAACAACGCGACCACCGGCACCGCGGCCGCTTCCGGCTTCCAGCTTCAGGGCGGCTCCGGCGGCGACGCGTACTTGTGGAACTACTCCAACAGCTTCATTTCGATTGGGACCAACAACACCGAACGCGCCCGCATCGCCTCCACCGGGGACCTGCTGGTGGGGTGTACTGTAAAGCCATCGACCGGCGGCGCGGGAAGCTATGGTTTTGCCGTGGAGCCTAATATTTCTGTTTCTGGAACATCAACGTTAACGTGGCGTAGTAATACCACAGTAGCATCAGATGCATTTTACTTTTACACGTCGGCGGCGCTAGTTGGATTTATCAGAACTTCTGGGAGCGGCACGACCTACTCGACAACCTCGGATTACCGGCTAAAAGAAAATGTCCAGCCGATGCAGAACGCACTGGCTACCGTGGCGCAACTCAAACCATGCACCTACACATGGAAGACGGATGGAACTTCGGGACAGGGCTTTATCGCCCATGAACTGCAATCTGTTGTTCCTGATTGCGTGACGGGTGAAAAGGACGCTGTTTTTGAAGACGGCTCAATCAAGCCCCAGGGCATCGACACCAGCTTCCTAGTCGCCACGCTGACCGCTGCGATTCAAGAACTCAGAGGAATCGTAGATAGTCAAGCCGCCCGCATCGCCGCGCTTGAAGGCTCTTCAAACGCGCCTGCGCCGGTGTGACAATCACAACCTATAAGAATTCCCGCAACCCACGACACCTACTGAGGATCACATGGAAATCGTTTTGAAACTGCAGCTGACTGAAGTGAACGCCGTGCTCGACGCGCTAGGGGCTCTGCCCACCAGCACGAACGTCTGGCCCGTCGCGGCAAACATCCGAGCGCAAGCCCAGACGCAGCTGCCCGCGGAGGGGAAAAGTGGAGATGGCGACCAAAGAAGTTCAACTGACTGACGAGCAAATCGAAGCGATCGCCGAGCGCGCGGCAGAGGTCGCGCTCAACAAGGTCTACACCGAGGTCGGCAAGAGCGTGCTCAAGAAGCTCGCCTGGCTGGCCGGCGCCGCGGTCATCGGCCTGGCCATGTGGCTGGCCGGGCACAACGCACTGCCCAAGGCCTGACGCCATGCTGGACTGGCTGCTCGGATTCTTGGTGGCTGGCGGCCTAGTCGCTGCGTTGATCGGGCTGATCAAGCTCGGTATTTACGTGCTGCGCTGATGGACCCGTTCACCGCTTTTGCCACCGCCCAGGCCGCGGTCGCCGGCATTCAGAAGGCGCTCAAGCTCGGCAAAGACATCCAAGGCCTGGTCGGCGAGTTCGGCAAGTTCTTCGACGCCAAGGACGCGGTGCAAAAGGCCGCGAACGACAACGCCAAGAAGGGCCAGAGCGACACGGGGAAAGCTATGGAAATTGTCATGCAGGCCAACCAGCTGCGCGAGATGGAGGAGCAGCTCAAGCACCAGCTGGTTTACGGCGGTTACCCCGAGCTGTGGGAGCAGATGCTCATCGAGCGCGGCAAGATCCGCCAGGCCCGCGAAAAGGCTGAGCGCGAAGCCCGTGTTGCCCGCAAGAAACTTGTCGCCCAGCGCGTCTTGGCCGCGCAGATCTTCGGCGCGCTCATCACTGTGATCATCCTGGGCACGCTCATCATTTTCATCGTTAAACAAGCAGTCACATGAGCGATGAAAAAGGAATCAATCACAGCAGCCTGATCGACAAGGTACTCGGGTATGTGGATTCGCCTTTCAAGCTGTTCGCCATCTTGCTCATGGCGATCTTTACGTTCGCCGGCTACTTCGTTTGGCAGAACCAGGCCCTGCTGCTTGGCGCATACAAGGAGCAAAAGAAGCTGCCGACGATCGCCGAGGACCGCGTCGAGGATGCAGCCGCGCACCTGTTCAAGAACACCGACGCCGCGGTGGTGGCGATCTTCAAGGTGAACCCAATTTTCGGCAACCGTGTGCTGTACCGGGCGTACACGAAGCAGGGCCGCGACAAGACGCATGAAGGGCTTGATGTCGGGCTGTTCACAAGCAACAGCGCGAACAACCGCGACATCGTGGCCCTGATGGCGGGCGAGATCCCCTGCAACCCCTACAGCACGGCGCAAAGCGAGATCGGCCTTTGGTACATCGAGAAGGGCATGGCCTACGGCTGCCGCATCAGCGTGCCGCCTGAGCAGGGCAAGTTCGTGGGACAGATCACTGTGGGATGGAAAGAAGAACCGCCGGACGTGGACCAGTACCGCGTCCTTTTGCAGATCGCAGCGACGATGCTCGCAAGGAGTAAACAGTAATGGCGGATTTTTTGCCGGCCTTCGAGGCCATGATCAAGAACGAGGGCGGCTACGTTCTGCACGACGTGCAGGGCGACCGCGGCGGCATGACCTACGCCGGCATCGCCCGCAACATGAACCCGCAGTGGCCAGGCTGGGCGCTGATTGACGCCAAGCAGGACGTGCCGGCGCCGCTGGTGCGCGACTTCTACAAGGCCAACTACTGGCAGCCCATCAAGGGCGACCAGCTCACCAGCCAGGTAATCGCTCAGACCATATTCGACTTCCACGTCAACGCAGGGGCAGTCGCCCGCAAGCTGGCGCAGCTGGTGGTCGGTGCGACGCCCGACGGGTCGATCGGCGACAAGACGGTCGCGGCCCTGAACAACTACCCCGAGGACAAGTTCGTGATGGCCTACGCCCTGGCCAAGATCGCCCGCTACCGGGACATCGTCAATCGCGATCGCAGCCAAGGCAAGTTCCTGCTCGGCTGGCTCAACCGCACGCTGCAGGGGGTCGTATGAATCTGCTTGGTATTGGATCAATCATCGAGTCTGTCGGCAAGGTGGCAGATTCTCTGACGACCACTGACGAAGAGCGCATGCAGCTGGCGCTGAAGAATCGCGAGCTCGACCTAAAAGAGAAGGAAATCGACCAGCGCACTGACCTGGCCCAGGTCGAGGTCAACAAGATCGAGGCAGCCAGCAACAGCGTGTTCGTGGCCGGCTGGCGCCCGGCGATCGGCTGGATCGGCGCGGCCGCGATGGCCTACCAGTTCCTGCTGTACCCGATGTGCCTGTGGGCGTGGACGTACCTGCAGGGCATGGGCTGGATACCGGCCGGGCTCAAGCCCCCGCCGGTGCTGGACGCGGACCAGCTGTGGGTGATCCTGAGCGGCATACTGGGCATCGCCGGCATGCGCTCATTCGAAAAGACCAAGGGCGTCGCCGCCAAGTAATTTTGTGCCCGGGATGTGCCCGGCACATGTGCCTTCGCAGTTGCCATGCGACCTTGAGCCCGGGAAATCCGGGCTCTTTTTTGCCGGATCAGATTCGAAATCCGGTGTACAGCATTGCTGTACCGTGGGTTCGAATCCCACCCCTTCCGCCAAATAATCAGGCACTTGGCCGCGGCCGGCGCGGCGCCCGTGACAGGGCCCGTCCGGCGACTGTGCCCAAAACGTGCCCATCAGATCCCGACCTTTTCCGCTGCAGCAGCCAGGTGCTCGTCGGTGTGGTGCGCGTACTTGCGCACCATCTCGATCGTCTGCCAGCCGCCCAGCTCCTGCAGTGTAGCGATCGGAGTGCCCGCGATGGCGTGCCAGGTGGCCCAGGTATGGCGCAGGTCGTGAAAACGCAGCCACGGGGCTCCTGCGGCCTTGGTGGCCCGTTGCCACACGCTGGGGGAGATCCGCTCGATCTCGCCGAACACCAGGCCATGGCGGGGCTCTGGGTAGGCGCCCAGCAGCTCCTTGGCCTGGGTGTTCAGCGGCACCAGGAAGCGCACGCCAGGCTTGGTTTCGTCGGCCTCGAGGATCACGCAGCCGCGCTCCAGGTTGACCTGCTCCCAGCGCAGATTGAAGACGTTCGACTTTCGCAACCCGGTGAGCAAAGCGAAACGGACTGGAGACCGGTACTTTTCCGGTAACGCGGCGAGCAGGGCCGTTGCCTGATCGTGTGTCAGGAACGCGACGCGGCGCTTGGGCTCTTCCTCGTTCACGAACACCGGCACCGTGTCGATCCACAGCCAGATGCGGTTGGCGCGGCGCAGGATGGCGCGCACTAGGGCGCGGTAGCGGTTGCGGGTGGACGGGCTCACGTCCTTGGGCAGGAGGTCCTCCACGTCGTCCGCGGTGATCTCTGACAACTGGCGCTTGCCCAACTTTTCCTTGAAGAAGCGGATCTTGTCCTGGTCGTCGGAGAACGACTTCTTGCCGGCGCGGTCGCGCTCCCAGCGGTCGCACGCCTCGCTGAACGTGCGCTTGGGCTTGGTCTTGAGCATGCCGGTGCGCCACAGCTCAGCGCGGCGGATGTCGTGCAGCTCCTGGGCCTGCTTGGGGTCGCTGGTCTTGAGCGATTCGCGGATGCGCTTGCCGTTGATCGTCACGTCCAGCCAGTAGATGCCGTTGCGGGGTTTGATTGCCATAGTTGTGCCTCGTTAATCCGGTAATGGGGAATGTACCACAACATTGCGAAAACCTCACCAGTCCGACCAACGGCTACCCGGCCAGGCCCCAGTAGGCAATCAGGGCTGCCTCAGCCTTGCCGTCGTCCTTGACCCGCCGGAACTCGCCAGCCTGGTCCGGCCACAGGGCGGCCGCCTTGGCCCGGGCGCCGTCCTTGCCGGCGTTCAGCTGCAGGGCCTTCTTCCACTTGCCGGGGGTGACTGACTGGACCGGGATGGCCAGGCCGGCCAGGACGCCCTTGGCCAGGCCGAACGCCTCGCCGAACGCGAACATGGAGCTGACCCCCTGGCCAGGCATGGCGCCCACCTGCTCGATGTAGGCCACGGTGCCGTCCACGTTGTACAGGCGCAGCTCGGCGGCCAGCATCTCGGGGCTCACGCGGCGCTTGGCCTTGCCGCCGGTGACCACCTCCACGGCCGGCATGTCGAAGACGTGGACCAGGCGCCCGCTGCGCTCCAGGATGGCGATGGCGCCGCCGGCGCCTGGGTCGATGCCGATGATGAAGCTCATTTGTTCAATCCTCCGATGAGTTGCGCGAATGGGTTGGTGTAGTCGCGCCAGGTCCGGCCACGCTTGATCGAGCTCACCGTCGCCTGGGTCACGCCGAACCGGGTCGCGATGTCTCGCTGCGTGCCGGCGGCGTCACGTATGGCCTGGGCCTGCTCGAGCGTCAGCTTGCCCTGGGCGCGTGCGCGATCGGACAGCTTCTTCATGCGCACCGGGTTGACCGCGTGCCGGATGTCCTTGGCAATGCGCTGCTGCAGCTTCTTGCGGGTCACCAGGATGACGTGCTCAGGGTTAACGCACAGCGGGTTGCCGCAGTTGCAGGTGGCCAGCTTGCCCTCGACCGGCAGGCCCAGGTGCTCGGCGATATGCCGGCGCACCGGGCCCACCTTGCCGTTGAAGTTCATCGTGGGCACGGGCGCGTTGGACTGCAGGGCGCCTTGCCACTCCCAACACTCACCCACCTCGATCACCATGCGCTGCAGGCGCTCAAGTAGGGACAACTTCACAGCAGGTTCCACCCCAGACGCAGGACCTCGTACATGACGCGGCCGATGAAGCCGAACGCGGTCAAGGCGATGAACCAGATCAGAAACCACGCGAACACATAGGACAGGTTCTTCATTTCTTGAATGACTCCATAGCCTTGACGGTGCGGGCGATCTTCTTGCGCTCTTCCTGCTTGGCCGGGTGCTCAGCCTTGACCGGGATGTCGTCCGGGTTCGTGGCGATGTCGTCCCACATGGTCGTGTGGTCCGGGCCATTGGTCGTGCCGTTGGCCACCTTGCTGCCGGGGATCTCGTTCTTCACCGCGATCACGTCAGCCATGAGGGTGCCGTTGCAGTTGTGCAGCTCCTTGCTCGAGAACACGGGGCCGTAGTCGCTGCAGACGCCGGTGGAGTTGGAGAAGTACTCGCCCGTCGTCTTGTGCTTGTAGGCAACCCAGTCCTCGCCACCGTCCACCGGCTCCCCATAGGGCACCAGGGCCGGGATCATCAGGTGCTGCTTGCAGCCGGCCAGCTGGTCGGCATGCGTGAGCTCCTTGCTGTGCTTGCCGCACTGCCATGCTGCATTCTCAACGGGTGTCGCGTGGCAGCAGGTGCGGCAGTTGGCCTCGGCAGCCAGTCCGTTGTGGCAGTGCTTCCAGAACGAACACATCTTGCACACGAAGTAGGCCGCGTCATCACTGATGCGTGGGGGCGGCTCAGTCATGCCGACCAGGCGCTCAGCGCGGGCCATCAGGACAGCGAAGCGATCGGTGTCCAGGTGCACCCACTCGGTGTAGAGGTCGTCGGTGTCCTTGTTGACCGCGATGTACAGGGCGCGGTCGATCTCCATCAGGCCCATGTAGACCGTCATCTGATCGAAGTGCTGCGGCTTGGCCTCGCGCACCTTCTTCTTGACCAGGTCGTTGAAGGACTTGTTCGAATGCGTCTTGAACTCCAGCACGGCGGTGCTCTTGGGCGCATCAGGCAGGCCTTTGGCAATGCCGTCCAGGCTGCCGCTGAAGTGGCCATTGAGCGCGCTCACGCGGATCTGGTCACCCGTCTCGGGGTCCACGTCCCAGACCTGGGCACCGATGCCGCGCAGCTCCTCGAGGATGCGCGCCTCTTCACGCTTGCCGGTGTCGAACAGGCGCAGGATGCGGCCAGAGAATTCGGGCGTCATGGCCCAGCGCCAGGTCAGCCAGACGCTGCGCTCGCACGCGTGCCCGATGAGCGACGCGCCCATGTGTGGCCGGTGCTCCTGGGGCTTGCTGTCGTACCACCGCACGATCGCGGCCGCGGTGGTGTGTTGGGATTCGGGAATTGTTGCCATCGTTTTCTTTCAAGAGGTGGGGCCTACTCGCTGCGTCCGCCGCCGGGGTTACACACACCCGAAGGACCCGGCGACAGCATCCGCTTTCGGCCCCGAAGCTCAGAAGCAGCCGCAGATCTGCTTGCCGTTCATGCCGGTGTAGCAGCGGTACGGCTGGTTGATGGGGCAAGCCGCGGCAGCAATGCCGGACGCCAGCAGCAGGGCGATAGCGATCAGTTTTTTCATGGTGACTTCCTTTCAGTTGATTGCGAGAACACAGGGATGCCTGGTGCAATCAGGCCCAGGGCTTCTTGCCGCCAGTCGCTGCAGGTGCGGCCGGGCGGGCTGCGGGGGCGGGCTTGGCGGCCGGCGCAGGGGGCACGGCTTCCGAGCTCGAGTAGCCCACGATGCGGTTGCGGTCCGGCTCCTTGCGGTCGATCTCGACGTGCGCAATGAACGGCGTGTCGTGCAGGTCAGCCGTGTCCTCGATGTCGGGCTTGTTGATCGCCAGGCACAGCGACGCAAGCGCGGCTTTGGCGATGTCCTCAGCCTGCTTGTTCGGGTTGCTGACGTTCAGGCGTTCCCAGTGCCGGCGGCCGCTGTGCTCGCCACCGACGACCTGCATCTCCAGCTCGAGGTACTGGCCCGTGCCGGCCTTGGTGGCCTTGAGGTCCGACTTGGTGATGATCATCTCGTACTCGCCATTGGGCAGCGGCGCGTACGAACGGGGGGCCATCGGCTCGACGGTGGCAGCGTTGAAGTTGAAGTTGGCCATGTGATTACTCCTGGTTGATGGCTTAGTTGTTGGCCGCGAGCGCGGCAGCGAATGCTTCCCAGTCGAGAGGCATGTTCTTCAGACCGAACCGGTTCCCACCCATGTGCGCGGGGTGCGGCTCGACATGAAGAATTCGTTTCCCGGTCGTGCGGGCTTTCACTTCCTTGTTGCCGTAGCCGGCATCAGACTCGGTCGTGACAATCTGGTAGTTGGCCCAGCCGATCACGTCCGCCCACTCCTGCACCAGGGCAGCAGCGCGGTCGTGCAGCTTCAGGACGTACTGGTCATAGCCGTCGTGCAGGGGTGATTCGAAGTGCTTGATCTTGTCGTGCGCGATCAAGATCACGGCCATGTTCTTTTGCTGGCGCAGGGCCTCGAGGCCCGACAGCAGCGTGCGCCACTCCTCAGCCGCGGCCACGTAGCCCTTGCCGTAGCCTGGCGCCTCGATGTTGGTCCACTTGTTCTGCTCGCACACGTGCTGGTGCAGCAGGGGCTCGAGCCAGTCGAGCGAGTCGATGAACACGCTCTCGAAGCTGTGGTCCGAGGTCAGCAGCACCTTGATCGCGCTGTAGACCTCCTCGAGCGAGCTGGCCAGGGGGAAGGCGTTCGCGTCCACGTAATCGGCGCCGTCCTCAGTGAGGATGCCGATCGCGGTGGGGGCCGAGGCCGCGAAGGTGGTCTTGCCGATCTTGCCGGGGCCGGCAATGACGATCTTGGGGGCGCGCAGTCGTTTCGTGCGCTGGATGGATTGAAGGTTGAAAGCCATGATGGTGTTCCTGTCGTGGGTCGTTTAGAAAATCTCAACGGTCGAGCTGAAGCTCGATCAATTTTTGTAGGTAGTGCGCGGCCTTGCGCAGGTCATCGATGCCGCCTTTGTCCCGCCAGCGCGAGACGTACTTGACGATGTTGCCCTCGAAGTAGCCGAGCTCATTTGCTGCGATGTAGTCCCAGGGTTGAATCTGTTTTGTCTTGTAGTGGTTGCCCGCCACTTGCGTCTCGTTTGCTGAACTCATGGAATGCCTCGAGGGTTGAGAATCGGTGGAGGTTGGCGCACTCGTAGCGCCGGCGCTTGGTTTCATCAGAGCGTGTGCGCGTGTCGAGCACCTCGGCCCACGCGCCGCAGCGCGGGCACTTCATTCGGCCCTCGCTTTCAGCATGGCGTCGGCTGCGTTGTAGGCATCCTCGGCGATGATTTCGTCGGGGCAGGTGATTGCCGCAGCTCGTGACAGAAACGCCTGCATTGCTTTGGCCGCGAAATAGTCACGCAGGGTCATGCCCTCGGTGTAGCCCTCGTAGTTGGCCGTGGGGTAGGCCGGGCCGCCGGTGTCGCGCTCAGTCATGCAGACCACCAGGCAACCAGCGCGGCCGCCAGGCCAAAGCCGATGCACACGGCCAGGCCGTAGCCCAGCACGATGTCGCGCAGCGATTCAGCAGCACGCGGCGAGTCGATCGGGTAACCGACATCGAACGTGCACTCAGCCAGGTTGCGTGGGGTTGTGGTGTGTGAGGGTTTCATGGTCGTGGGTCCTTCGTTTTAGTTGCGGGAGATGCGGCACTCTTTGGGTGCGTGTTCGTTCCAGATCAAGGCCTGGGGGTCCAGCTGGCGCTGTGCGAGGCGCAGGGCCTCCATCGCGTCCTTGCCGGCCTGCCAGGCGCGGTGGTCGTCGCTGTACTCGTAGAACCAGTCCTGGCTCTTGAGCGCTGCGGTGTATTGGTCGAGGGTCATGGTGATCAGATGGTTGCAGCGCGGGCGATGGCGTCGGCGCGGAGGGCGGCGAGCTGCTGGTCGTCCATGAGGTAGGACACGCTGTAGCCGCTCACGCGACCGCAGTGGGTGCTGGTCTTGATGCTGCCGGACTTTGCGGCGGCCTTCAGGAGGCCGGCCACGACGCGGCCAGCTTTTGCCCAGCCCGCCTTTTTGCCCAAGCGCTCCGTGTAGGCGCGGCGGACTTCCATCGAGCAGATTTCGGTGTGAGAGCGCAGGGCGGTCATGTCGTTCTCCTTCAAACTTCCATTGCGCGGGTGTCGCCGGCGTCAATGCGGCGAATCACTGCGGCGACCAATTTGTGCAAGTCGGCCATGCGGTCGTTTGCGATTGCGTTGTTGACCAGGTGGCGGAAGAAACGGAAACCTGCTGCCTTGCCCGTGCGGAACTCGTCGTTCGCGGCACGCGAACCCAGCGCGGTGCGGCCATGCCGGCGCAGCAGGCCTGCCTTGAAACCCTTGGTGAAGTTGTCGGTGTGTTTCATGTCGTTGCTCCGTTTGCGTTGTTGACGTAGTGATTCTATGGCCACATTGCGGGTTTCTCAACGTCTTGCCCAACTATTTTCTAGGGACAATCCCTATCAAAACAAAGTGTTACAGCGGTTTGATCCAGAGAACGCGGGAGGCCCAGACCACGGTCGCGTCAGTGCGCAGCACGTCTCCGCTCTGGCGCATCAGGTTGAAGGTGCCGCTCCTGTAGCCGCGCATCAGGAAGGACACCACATGCTCGCCGTTCTCCAGCGCCACGCAGCACAGCTGGCCAACGTGCCCGCGTGGGTCGTCCTCGGCGGGCGAGACAAACAGCATCCAGCCATCAACCGGGTGGCTGGTCGCACGCATCTGCAGGGCGTACGTGCCTTCAGGACAGTCGGCCGGGCCCACCACCTTGTCGAACGTGCGGCGCGGGAACAGCGTGACAACAGCATCTTTATCAACGTATCCCGTGACCTTCACATGGCGCACGTCATCACTTACAGCGACGCCTGCTTGCCTCAGGATCTCGGTGGTCTTCACGCCCAGGATGATGCCCATCTGATGGGCTTCCTCAGGCGTCATGCGTCGCTGGCCACGCAGCATCAGCGACACTGCGGCCGGGTCCAATTCCATCAGCGACGCGAGGCGCCGCTGGGATAGCTTTTTCTGCGCGAGAACGTCTCGAAACCATTCAGTGTTCATCGGCTGGTCCGCGTGACTAGTCATCGTGCAGCCTGACATAAACTCGCTGATGCGTCAAACGCAATGCATTAGGAGAAACAACATGATCCCCACGATTCATATGCTGGCCCCGGCCTATCCGTTGATTGAGAAGTTGGGCGGCAAGGCCGCTGTGGCAGACGAGCTCGGCATCAACAAGAGCACGCTCTCGCGCTGGTGTGCGCCGTCACCAGGTGGCACTGGGGGCGTGATTCCCCAGCGGTACTGGGACCAACTCATCGCGATGGGTAAACGCAGCCGCGTGCCTGTCACCCTGCGGGAGCTCACACACGTCAAGGCTTGAGCATGGTCATCGAGAGCAACACCACGATGACCAACTCCGATTTCCTGGCCGAGGTTTACGGCGAGCTCGAGCCAGGCACACATGGCTGGGTCGCCAGCTTTCGCGCTGACCCGAGCAATGCTGACCCGGGCGTGTGGGCGGGGCGGCCGTACAAGGGCCTGCCGCAACAGGCGGCCCTGATCGATAAAGCTGGACATGACAACACCTATTACTGCACCGCCGTTCTAACGGCGACCAGCGACGGTGAGATCGTCAGGCGCAAAGATTCGTTTGTGCGCCTGGCAGTACTGGTCCTAGATGATGTCCAGCTCTCGGATGTGACGGGCTTCAGCTACGCGATCCAGACCAGCCCGGGGAAGTTCCAGATAGGTATCTTCCTCGATGGGGAGGATGCGGATACCCGAAACAGGCAGCTTGTTGACCGGATTATGTCGGCATTGGCGGCCCGCGGGCGCAGTAATGATGCGTCAGGCAACGCCTGTGTGAGGTATGTCCGACTGCCTATCGGATCCAACACCAAGCCGCGCGCCGCAGGCATCTGGCAAGTGCAGCTGGAGGCCTGGTCCCCCAACACACGCTGGTCCCTCGAGGACGCGTGCGCTGCTGTGGGCCTGGACCTGGACGCGATGCGCGCAGCAGCACCAGCGCCCAAGCTGAGCGCCCACACGGCCACCGGCAACCACGCCGGCGAGCTGGTGGCGGACCTGACCAACCCCGACCCGACGCAGCGCGTCTATCACGACAGCATCATCAAGCTGGCCGCCAACCTGGTGGCTGGTGGCATGTTCCCTGGTGCCGCGGTCGAGCACCTGTACTCGCTCATGGACATGGTCAAGCCGGCCACGCGGGACATCGATGAGCTGCGGCGGTGGGAAGCCCGGCGTGCCGAGATCCCGCGGGCAGTCAAGACGGCCGAGAAGTTCGCGCCAGCCGAGCGCAAGGCGCCCGCCATCACGGTCAACCTAGGCACGGCAGGCTCACCCAATGAGCCTGGGTCACCAGGTGAGCCTGGCCAGGATCACGGCCTCCTGGTGGACCTGGCCCAGCTGCAGGCCCGCTCAGGCACCATCAAGTGGCAGGTCAAGCACGTCATCCCTGAGGACTCGCTCGGCATGCTGTTCGGGGCCTCTGGCACCTACAAGTCGTTCGTGGCCCTGGACCACTGCCTGCACGTTGCCCACGGCCTGCAGTGGATGGGCAACAAGACCAAGCAGGGTGGCGTGGTCTACGTGGCCGCCGAGGGCGGTGCCGGCATCTTCCGGCGTGTGCAGGCCTGGCACCAGCACCACAACCTGGACCTGGCGCCCAACTTCCATGTCTGCGTCACGCCCCTGGTGTTGAGCGAACTCGACCACCTTGAGGCGCTCGCATCATCGATCGCGGCCCTGCCAGACAAGCCCAGCCTGATCTACATCGACACCCTGTCCCAGACGTTCAGCGGGGACGAGAACAGCAACACAGACATCAGTGCCTACCTGCGCAACATCAACGCGCTCATTCGCGCCAGGTTCACATGCACGGTGGTCGTGATCCACCACTCAGGCCACAGCGCCACCGAGCGGCCGCGGGGCGCGTCATCGATCATCGCCAACGTGGACTTCCTGGCTGGCGTCTACAAGCCTGACGGCACCAGCCTGATGGCCCGCCTGGACTTCATCAAGCAGAAAGACGGCGACAAGGCCGCCAACATCGCCTTCAAGCTCGAGCGCATTGTCCTGGGCCACGATGAGGACGGTGAGGAGATCTCGAGCCTGGCTGCCGAGCACAACGATGTCGCCCAACGCCTCTTGACCAACGCGGCCCAAAAGGTGGCCGGCAACGAGCAGCTGCTCATGGGCCTGCTGGCGCAGTCCAGTGGCGCCATGCTGGACACCGACCTGCGTCACGCCTTCTACAACCACCTGGGCCAGGACGCCCAGCGCGCTGGCAAGGAATACAAGCAGGACACAGCCAAGAAGGCCTATGCCCGGGCCATTCAGAACCTGATGAGCAAGTCGCTGGTGGCCGTGTCCGCGGCCGGCGTGGTCAAGTCAATGTTGGAGGACAGCCATGAGTGACGGCGGAAAAGGGTCAGCACCGCGCCCGTTCAGCGTGTCGAACGCTGAGTACGCCGCGCGCTGGGACGCCATTTTTGGGCGTGACCAGCCGGTGGCAGCCAGACCTGCCTGCCCGCCGTGCACTCAAAACTGTCAGCAGGGTCGAGACTGCCCGGCCAACAAGGCCGACAGCTCGGCCAGGACATAACGACGATGGCCGCCTGGCGTTCGATGCGGTTTGAGCAGGCCAGCGGCCTCCCAGCGCAGCAAAGTCTTGGTGCAAACGCCCAGCAGGCTTGCGGCTTGTCGAGGATTGAGGAAGTTGGTCATAGCCGTACAAAGTTGAGTAAGAGCGGACATTGTACTTGCAGCCACATGATGAGCGAACAGCAATCATGCCGGGACACGACCGGGACACAGCCGGGACATTTGCCGGGACAGAACGGGACGGATCGGGACGCCGGGATCAATTTTGACGGGACACATCGGGACACACCCTATAGGGTGTCCCGATGTCCCGGCTAAATCCCTGTCCCGGTCGGATGTCGCGATAGGAGAATCACAGCATGGAGCAGAAAGTTGAACTGATGAGCGGTGATGCGTTGCAGGATGCGATCAATCGAGCGGCGCTGGAAACAGCGATGCCGGAGCTTGAGATCCCTACGTTTGTGGACACTAACAAATCGGCAGAAAAACAGGGACAGAATGGGGCGACGAGCCCGCTGAACGGCGTCAGGACGCCGAGCGGGCGGCCGAAGGGCGTGCGCAACAAGCTGACGAACCTGCGCGACGCCGTGCTCGAGGCGTTCGACACCGTCGGCGGCGCCGAGTACCTGGTGCGCCTGGCTGAGGGCACGCAGAGCGATCGGGCCGCGTTCACCAGCCTGGTGGCCAAGGTGCTGCCGACGCAAATCAACCAGAACGTCGAGGGCGGCATCAAGCTCGAGCTGAGCTGGCTCGGCGGCCGGTCCATCGGCACAACGACGGCACAAATTCCGGAGGCCCGCACGCAAGTGCTTGATCTAGAACAGGATTCCGACGGTGGTTACCGGATTAAAGATCCGGCTGGGTCGCCGGCAGGGGTCGCCGAGGGGGTGCCGCCGGCGGGGGGTGCCGGCACGGCGGCGCCGGGCCTTGGCCAGAGCGGCCCAGGAGGCGCGCAGGGCGAGGGCACGTAGGGTGGCCAGGCCACGCATCCGATCGCGTCTCCTGCGGGCTTGGCGGGCCGTGCGTGGGGCCGGTCCGAGGCCTGGCATTTCTGACCCCCATCCCCCCCTCGAGCCGGGGTGGGGGGAGGGGGCCAGGGCCGGGGCCCCTCCGCAAATTTCTGAACCCCCACCCACCCTATTGCGAAATCCGCACCGCTGACAAATAATCGCAACGCCCTGAAACAAAAAGGAATTTCGATGACCCACGACCCCCTATGGCCCTTCCCGCAGTACGACGCCCTGGGCCGGCGTCTGGAGCCGGCACCCGCACCCACCCCGCAGCCGGCCAACCGCTACCCCGGCGACATTGAGGAGGCACTGCTGTGAGCGCGCTCGACGTGATGCGCCGCGTGCTGACGGCCTACGAGACGCATGACCTGCTGGGGATGGAGGCGCACATGCAGGAGCTGCGTGGCGCGATCGCTGAGCTGGAGAAGCAGGAGCACTCGATTGAGATCCGGGTTTACGGCCAGACCGTGACATTCGTTACCCGTGAGCCGATGGCGCACTACAAGGACGGCGACAGGTTTTATCGCGCCCCGCCCCAGCGCCAGCCGCTGACGGAGGCGCAGCGTCAGCAGCGTGATGGCATCAACAGCCCCAACAGGGGATCGCTTGGGTTTCAGGACCGCGCCCACGGGATCGGGGGTGAGCATGACTGAGCAACTGAAGCCCGGCGAGTGGATTGACGAGATGGCCGAGGTGCCGCCTGAAGCGTGGCCGCAACCCGACGCACTGCGGCTGGCTGAATTGCTTGAGTCAGATTTGTGCGACCACCCGATAGACGAAGCCGCCGCCGAACTGCGCCGCCTGCACGCCCGCGTGCTGGAGCTGGAGCACGCCTCGCGCATCGAATGCACCCGCTGCGGCCGCATCCTGGCCGATGTGCCGCCCGCGGGTGCCACCTTCGCCGAGCGCTGGCGCAACGTGACGGGCGCGATCAAGGACCTGCTATGACCCGCGACGACATCATCCGCATGGCGCGGGAGGCTGAAGCCAGTTTTGAGACTGCCGAGTCCATGTTCAAGTTCGCCGCCCTTGTCGCCGCAGCCGAGCGTGAGCGGTTGACGGCCGCAGCTTTTGCCGCTGCCGAGAAGGCCATAGACGCCGCCATTGCAGCCGAGCGCGAGGCGTGCGCGAAGGTGTGCGACGACCTTGTGCTGGATCAATACTCAGCAAGCGGTTGCGCCGCCGCCATCCGCGCAAGGGGACAGCAATGATGTGGATGATCGTCGCCGCGCTGGCCATTGCGGGCCTGGCCGCGCTTGCCCTGCTGGGCATCCTGACCTGGTTGGACATGCGAAGGGCTGACTGATGGACTTGCGCGAATACCAACCCCGGGACGTGTTCAAGCCCCTGCACAACCGCGACAAGCGCTGGACGGTGGTCGTCGCCCACCGGCGCGCGGGCAAGACGGTGGCCATGTGCGCGGACCTGGTGCTGGGCGCGCTCGAGACGGCCTTGCCAAAACCGCAGTTCGCGTACCTGGCGCCCCAGCGTGACCAGGCCAAGCGCGTTGCCTGGGCATACCTCAAGGACCTCA